TACATTTAGTATTAAAATCTGAAAAATCATTACTCATTTATTATTTTTATAAAATACAATAAAAATAATTTTTTATGTAGTAAAAGCTAAACCTGCCATACCTGAGAAAAATCTCAAAATATTATAATTTAAAGAATAACACGAAACTCTAAATTTTGTATTAGAATTTTCTATTGAGTTAGTTAATTTATTATTTAAATATAATTGCATACTTGCTTCTGCTAATTTACCAAAATTAGCTGTTCCAGAAGGTTGTAATTGTTGAGGATATAAAGCAAAATTATATAAGTACATATTATCCACTAAACTGGAACACCAATGTTTATATGGTTGCCAATATGAATAAACTCCAAAATCTTGTAAAGTTTCTCTATCTCTACCATTAAATTTAATTTTAACATTGTTTACTGGTCGATATGGTTTTCCATTTTCATCATAAAAATTCCAATCAAATTTATTTATTGGATTTGTTATTTTATATGGTTTTACTATCCAAAACATCTGTTTAGAAGTATAATTAAAATTTAATTTATAATCAATAAAATACTCTCTATTTATTTTAATTGGATTATTATCTGCTGTTTCTTTAGATTCAACAATTTCATTTACTCCATATATTTCTTCTCCCGAATTTTCAAAAGTTTCAATTAAATATTCTAATTTATTTTCACATAATCTTTTTCTTTCTTCTTTTTCTACATAAATATAATGAGCTATTAAATATGCATTTAATTTAGGTGGTTTTATAAATTTAACATTACTTGAATAACTAACTTCATCAAAGCTACGAAATTTAATATTAATATCTACAAAAGAATGTGGCATAGCAACTAAAGGAATCGCCTCTGAAAAATGTCTACAAAACCAAAATGTTAAAGGTAAATATAAAGTTTTTTTTGGTTTAATATCCGAATTATAACCATATAACTCATAAATATTTCCAATCATTTTATTATATACATCAACTTTATTTTCATCTAAATTTATTATATGATCAGATCTTATAATTTCTGAATTATGTGTATCTATTGTCATACCACCGATATTAACATCAACATATTCAACAAGATAATGTGCAAGTTCTTTTACCCATGCAAATTGTGGTTTACCTGTTTGTATTAATGCAATTAATTGTTGACTTAATTCATTATGTTTAAAGTTTTCATCAAAAAATTCTTTTTTATCTGGAAAATACCAGCAATTATTTTTCTTAAAACCAATTTTCAATAATTTTGATAAGATTGCTTTTTTTTGGATAATTATTTTTTCGTTTTTATATTGGTCAACTAATTCATCTATTTTTTTTTTAACAGCATCGCGTATATCATAAAATAAATAACTTTGTATATTATCATCTTTAATTCCAAAATATTCTAAATTTATTTCATATTTTAATAAAACTTTTATAACATCATTGATAGTATAACTCTGATTTGAAACATCAATTTCAGGTATATCTATTGCTAAATATATTTTAGATAATAAATCACCTAACATCTTAATACGACATTTGCCTATCTTTCCAAAATTTAAATTTTCGTTAAATTTTAATATTTTAGGAAAAATAGCAAAATTAGTATGTCTTCTATATACTATTTTAAAATATGTTATTTCTGGTTCTTTTATAATATAAGTATCATCGTAGCCTCTCGCTACTAATTGAAGAATGCCTCCTGTCATTATATAGTTATATTATTAATTCTTTATAATATAAATATTGATAAAAAATATAAATTAAGTAAAAGCAAGAGCACCCATGCCTCCGATTATTCTTAAAATATTTTGTGAAATAGAAAATACCCTTATAGACATAATTTCTGGAATATCAGTTATTTTTCCTGTATTTCTATCCAATTCAAATAACATATCAGAATTTAAATTTAATGCTAATTGTGATATTGTTATTCTAGATAAATTACATGATCCGCTTGGTTGATGTTCTTCAGGCATTAAAGAAAAAGAGTAACAATTAATTCCATCTACAGGTGTTCTTGTATGTATATAATATGGAATTAAATAATTAAAGTATTGACCAAGTTGTTTATCAAATAATTTATTACCATTAAAAAATATTTGGCAATTATCACATGGATTTGTTGTTCCATCTAAATAAACTCCATAATTTGTCCAATGACATTTATTATGTCCTGAATAATTATTTTGTAAAGATTTTCTTTGAACTATCCAAATAATTTCTTTTGAAGGATTCGTAAATTCCAATTTAGTTTTATATTCTTCAATGTCATTATCTTCTATTTGGTGTTGAACAATATCAATTAAATATTCGTGCGATGATTGGGCAAATTTTCTTCTTTCAGCTGAATCTAAATATATATAATCAGCCACAACATTAATATTAATTTGAAATCCGGAATCCTCAAATAAATTATCTAAATTAACTCTAGAACCTGTATCTTCAATATAAGATAATTGACTAAACTTTCTTATTTTAAGTCCCAATTGAACATCATGATATTGTAAAGAAACTAGAGGTAATGCTTGTCCATTAAATCTATTAAACCAAAAAATTAATGGAACATATAAAATTGTTTTTGGTTTAGTTTCTCTATTAAAAGTAGTTAATTCAGGAATATCTCCTATCATTTTTAAATATGGTTCATCAAAATTTTTATCACATGTTAATTCGTACCAAATATCGATCCATTCTCCATAGTGTTTATCTATAATATCTCCTCCTATATATACACTTACATAATCTATTATAGAGTGACCTAATCTTTTTATCCACGCAAATTTATAATTATTTTTTTTTTCGTCGTCTAGTTCTTTTTTAGTTTTTTCTATTAACCATTGATAATATTCAACTAAACATGTACTTATTTTATAACCATAATCTAAAGATTCTTTTAATATATATTTTTCGGTTACTCCTTCTGATGACGATTTTTCTGCAATTGGTAACATGCTCAAGCAATCATAATAGAATTTAGATAAAATATATTTATCTACAATTGGACTTTTTGGATCTATAATTATTGTATTTAATAGATCTATAAATTCAGTTATGATATTTGGATTATCACAATATTTTTCTGGATAAGTAAATACATCTTCTATTACAGCAATCATTTCAGATGGATCAGTAATATTATCTAAATTATAAATATCTAATGCTTGTCTATAAGCTTCAATATTCACATTCATAAAACAAGTGATAGTATTATAATTTGAAACATATTTACTATATAAATCAGTTAATTCTTTTATTTTTGTTTGATTTAGAGTCCTAGAAAAATATACTTCCGGTAAAATTATTTCTAAATAACATTTATGTAATAAATCACCCGATTTTGGAAATGTTAAAGTTGTATATTTATCAAAATTAATGGAATCTTCAAATTTTAATCTAACTGATTCCATAGAAAAATTAGTGTGTCTTCTATATACTAATTTAAAATATGTTATTTCTGGTGTACCTGTCAAAAATAAATCTTGACTACCATAAGTTGCAATATTTATTAAGCCTCCTGGCATTATATAATTATACTTATAATAAACAAATATATAAGAATTTTTAAATAAAAATTTAATTATATTTAATTATCTAATAAATACTAGTCCGCCTAAACCATCTAAAATTCTTAAAATATTTTGTCCAACTGCATATCCTTTAAATTGTGCAGGATTATTGTCATTAATTAAATAATTTACATTCATCTGTATCGATGTATTTCCAATATAACTCATATTGCATGAACCACTTGGTTGAAATAAATCTGGATCCATTGCAAAAGAATAAACTTGAATACCTTCAGATGGACCTATATTAAAATGTTGTAATGGTTGAAGATAATTATAATATTTATAACTTCTATAAGAAACTCTTTCGTATCCATTAAATAATATTGATTCATCATTTATTAAACTTTTCCCCACTTTATTATATTTACCATTTTCTTTTATATACATATAATCATTTGTATAATTGAAAAAATCATTATTATTTTCATCATTAAAATATTGTTGTTGAATGAACCAAACTAAAAATCTTGTAGGATTTATTGAATCAGCTTTTGCATTAAAATTTGCAGATGTTATCATTTGTGGATTATATATATGTAATTGTTCTATTAAATATTCATGTTTACT